CCAGTTAGAATCATTAACGCCTAAACCAAACTTAGAGTTGATATATTGTTCAGGTGTCATCATTCCATAAACGCTATTACCAGAATAAATTGGAGTACCTGCTAATCCTCTAACCATAGAAGATTTATCAAGCATGGCATCATTAATAAAGTTTGCTTGTGACCCAATATCTGTAGATAATCTTGATACAATACCGTATGCACTCTTGTTTCTATTTAAAGGTAATTGAGTACCATTCTCATCTACTCTGTTAATATAGATATCTCTATATTTACTATCAGGAGCAAATGTCTTTTGGATTCTATCAAATTGTGAATTATAAGTCAATTTGCCTCCTCTTTCAGATGTTTGAGGTCCATACGGTCTATTCATAAGTGTAGCAGCAAGCTTTGTAGTAAATTGTACTGGAGAACCTTGAGCATTTTCTGCAGCTTTTAATTGCCTACGATACGCTTGCTCAGCAGCCATCTTAGCATACGGGTTAAGCTCTCTTGTTGGTCTAATAGTCCTGTCAATATTGGAATCAATAATTTGTTGTCTAAACCAAGATTGAGCTTCTTCATCCGTAGCTCCAGTTCTTTGCTTAAATAACTGCATATGCTTTTGTGCTTCTGGAGTACTAACAATATCATTAAAGTGAGCATCTGCTACAGCTTGAATATCTTCCATTGAATTTCCAAAGTAGTCATAACCACCTTTAGTGTATAGATACCCTCTTTGTAATTTAGCATAATATGGATCTGATAACTCTCTAACATCTTTATATGCTAAAGGAGAAACATCATTATAAATCCCAGAATTAAGAGTGTCATAGTTAGCAAAATCAACTCCATGCCACATTTCATTAAACTTACCAGCAGCAGCTAACTTCTGATTCATTTCCATTCTTTGTAGCATGCCCTCTCTACTTTGTTTTAAAGTAGCTAATTTATATCTATCCACATTATTAATTAAAGAATTAATCTGGGCTCTACCTTCTGGAGTTTTAAGCGAATCGATATTTTGTGCTAATTTATCAATAATAGGTTTAGCTTTACCCATTGTTTCATCATACCAAGCCTTAGTATCTTTTTCTGATGGTGATCTAAAATCAGACCATTTATCCAGAGCACCAGATAAATCTGCAATAGCTTTATCTACTCTAGCATTTGCTTCTTTACCTAGAGTATATAATTGCTGGAATGGTAGAGGAACATATGTATTTATGAACTGCGCTTCTGCAGGACGATCATATCTATTTACCATAATTATCTATTATAATATTGTCTATTCATCTGTTGAATTAACTCTGTAGGATTACCATATGCTAAGAAATTAGCTAGATATGGGTAAACCATATTATCTCTTGCTGCTTGATTTTTCATCTGTCTGTTTACTTGAGACCACTGCCCTAATTGACTAACAGCAGCAGTGCCAAAGCTTCTAGCAGCTGCTCTATTTTTAGCATTTAAATCATTCGCAAGAGTTCTACTTTGAACAAACTGTTGACCTAAGTTATTTAAAGTATTAGCGTATTCTCCTAAGTAAGCATTATCAGCATTTTGTTTAGTAGCATACATATTAGCATTAGCAGCATACTCATCAACAGCAGCTTGAGTTCTTGCTGCTAAATTAGCACCAGTGTTAGCATTAATATTTGCTAAATTATAGTTAGAAATAGCTCTTGATCTACTGTTAGCTAATCTTGCAGGTTCTATATTCATTCTACGTCTAGCCATAGTATTAGTGATAGCACCTGTGTAAGGATTCAAAACAGTTTGTTCATACTCTGGATTACGTAAAGATTGTAGAGTATTATATACTGTAGGAGCCAATGACAACCAGTCTGGAGAATAATCAATATTCCCAGCTTTATCTTTTGGACCCTTTTTATTACCAGCTGTATTTGATATAGGAGATAAATCCGGTTTTGCTGCAATCGATTTCTTAGGTGCTTCTAGAGGCTGAGTATATGCGTCATTAAATCCAATAACTGGTTCTTCAATATCAAGCATTGGGGCATCTACAAAGTTATAATTAGGAGCTGCCTTAGTTGATCTTGTACTTGGAGTTCTTGTAGTACTTTTACTCGGTGCGCTCTTAGTAGAGTTTACTGTAGGATTAGCCGATACAGTTTTAGTTGGAACAACAGGTGTATCAACAGAAATTGGTTCATCATTTGCGTATGTAACAGCATCAATGCCATCTCCAGTATAAGGAGCATACAAAGCAGGAGCACTACCATATGTTTGGATTATACGCTTATTTGGATTTAATTGAACATTTGATCTAGCTTTATCTCTATCTCCAGCTGCACCTAGTACTGAAGACCAATATGGATCCCATTTCTGAACGTGTCTCATATATGCAGGAGTAGCAGGTGCTTTAGCGGTCACTTCTACATCTGGTAACTGATCAGCATAATATAAATCATTATTCCTCCAATACTCTTTTCTATTCTCCAGTAATTGTACAGGATCTATAGGCTTACTTAATTTATCTTTAGTTCTAGTCTTAGCATTTTTTGGTGTTTCTACTGGAACATAATGTAAAGCTTCATTTAGTGCTTCTGTGTATATATTTGGACGTCGAAGACTATACCCTTTTTCATAAGCAGGAATACCTTTCTTTTTAGGTTTAATTCCTTTTTTATCTTTTACTTCCTCCTGCTCTGATAATAGATTATCATATGCAAAGTTAGCATTCCGTTTATTTAACATATTTGTATTATCAGCAAATATATCTTTACCTTTACTTGGCTTTGTCATTCTAGTAAGTTTTTTACCTTCTTGTGCAAAAGTTTTATTTGTTCCCGGTCTTTTAATTTTATCAGATAATACTGATTCTAAATTAGACGCATCAATTAAATGATTATCTGTACCGGGTCTATTATTAGGAACTTGCATAATAGTTCCATCATCCCCTCTGATAACCTCATTATTATCTACATAGGCTAAGTCAGGAAGTATTCCACCATTCTCATAAGTATATGCTAACACATTATCATCCCAATATTCTGCTGTTTGATTTGCTGCAGCATTTATACCTAATTGAGTTTTATTCATGGTTTCCTTTCTACGCCGCATTTGTTCCATCTGCTTTTTACGACTTCTAGCTCCAAACAAACCAGCAAGCCCACCAATAACACCCCCCGCAGCAGCTCCTATAGGACCACCTAATGTCATACCAGTAGCGGCTCCAGATCCTATGCCACCTATAGTACTACCAGCTACATCTCCAGTAGAGCCTTCTCCTGATAAACCAGAAATGGCAGAGCCAAGAACATTAGCTCCACCAAGGTAATTAGACAATTGATCCATGCCAAACGCATATGCTGGTACGTTTTTCTTATTAATTTTCTTTTTCATATTATATCATTGAGTATCTATAAGCTGTACTAATATAAGGTACTTTAAATTCATTACCATTATTACAATCATATTTATAATTGCAGATAAGATATTTCCCTTTCATTCTGTCCTTATAGGATTTATTAGCTAGCTGTTCTACTTCATTTAGCTTTAACGCATTACGAGGAATTGCAAATTTATAAGTATCCTCTCTGTAATCAATATCTTCACTAGTTAATGTTTCACTAGTTTGTCTTTTCGTAGTAAATAGTATTAAATCAAAATTGGTGTTTGTAGTAAAATCACCACTGTACTCAACATTATCAAATGTTTTAGTTTGTGGATACTCTGCATTTACTACAAATTCTATTTCAGATACTTTCGCTTTATCAGAATCTAAATTGGTTTGTTCACCACCATTATACTTAAATAGTTTTAATGACTTAAACAAATATAGTTTATCACTAAATTCTGCATAATAGTCTGGATTATAGTTATAGAATGAAGTAAATGCTCCTAATTGTTCATTAAAAGCTAAAGTTTTATCTCCTAGAGTAAGCAGAACCTCATTATATTTCTTATCATAAACTGCAATAGGATCTTTTTTAAATAAGTCTTTATTCTTATTCAAATAAGATTGAACTCCTTTTAATTTAGATACTGTTTGTAATTGACCATTAAAGCCACATATCTCATTACGTTTACTGTCATACCAGTATACAGTACTATCTGATTGAGTGTTTGCTCTTAACTGGTTGGGACTTTCACCATTCATTGTAGTAAAGTAGTCATATCTATCTAGTATACCACCAGTACCTAGAGTAAGAGTACCGGGATTATTATCAGTTATAATAGAACGTTCATTCACTGCAACTGTGCCAAAAGCGTCGGTTTGCCAGAATACTAGATTGTTTTTAAACAGCTTCATATCATTAATTGGACCAAATTTAGTATCCACATCAATATAGTTAGCTACTTTAAATTTCGTCCATGAATCAGTAACTTCATTATTTGTCTTTAGTTCTGAAGATATGATACGAGTATCTGTTGATAGATTATCTATGTTATAAATAGATTTAGATACAAACTTCTTTGCATTAGGTTGAGCAGAATAGGCATCATTGTATGCATATGATGGAGTATTCTGAGTGTATAAATCACCAACAGTAATTATATCATCCTCTACAAAATGATTAGCATATCCATCACCAGCTTGATAAGTTCTATTTATAGATGAATCAGCATGAGTTAATGCTAGGTTTACACTTGATTCACATGGTATAAAAGCACCCAAGAATAATCTGTTTGCTTTATTGTTATAATAATCATCTGTATTATAACTAAACATACAGTTATTATAATCAAATATGTTTAGATAAGTATCTCCACCATAACATAGTACTGTGGAAATACTAGATTCAGCACTAGCCCCTGTAGTAATATATACGGAATTTTGTATAGCAGAGTAAGAATTACCACCATATGCATTTACACTTTGCTTCATGTTACACAAAGCAACTGAATTAACATATCTGTAACTAGAAGTACTTACTGCTAATGGTATGTTAGCAATCATGTTGTCACTCTTAAATATAGAACATATTCCATGAGGACCATATTTTCTAACATTGTTTGCATCAGTCTTATCTACTTCACCATCTCCTGCGGTTCTAATATTATCCCATACCCAATTATAATATACTTTATCACCAATGGTTACTGCTTCAGCATTATACCAAGGCTGGTCACCATTCGTTAACCAAGGACTGCTCGGCCCTGCATATTTTGCACTTTCTACTGCAGCAGATTGAACACCATTTTCAACATATAAACCATAATATTTAGCAAGTAACGCTGAATAGAAATCATCATTGTTTATTACTATTGCTCCATTAGCAACATAACCATTACTAGACTGACCTCCTAATGTTTTGGTTGGTTTTATTGTAGTACCATCATACTTTATAGATTTGGCATTTGCTAATACTTTTAGAGATCCGTCCGTTATTCCCCAATCACCATCTGCAGTAATAGGAGATGTCATATATCCTACCTTTTCAACTGTTTGAAACTTATCAATTAATGCATCAGCATTTTCTCTGTTGACTGCTATTTCTGGAGATACAAACATGAAATAATTGTTAGATTGTGTATCTGACAAGTTAAAGGTATATTGGAAATCTCCATTATTGTGGGTCTTTGCATAATAGCCATGCTTATTTGAATAAGCTAGATATGGGAATGGTGTTAAGATGTTAGAATCTCTATCATAATTCGTAATGCAACTTACTACTCCTTGAGCTAATATAGTTCTATCAGATAGAGTTCTTTCGCATCTAACTATTTCATATCTTACCACATCTGATGGTAAATTCTTTACTTCAAATTCAATGCCAAGAGGTTTAGTAACAACTGATAAATTAGATCCATAATCACTAGCCTCATTGGAAGTAAAAAACTTATAACCAGAATCTTTATTAGATGGCATTCTTATATCACCTATCCAATGTACCGGTGATGCTAAACCTTGTTTATTGTATAGTACAATACCAAATCTATAAATCTCATCCCTCATATATCCTTTTACTTTGGACTCTATTTCGGCATTAGAATAGTTTGGTATTTTGTTACCAGATGATAAACTTATTGTATTTGATTTATCGTTACCTTCATAGTTAATACCTAAACTAGTAAGTGATCTTGAAGAAGCATTGAATGTAAATTCTTCATTTATCATTCCTCTAGATGTAGTAGACGCATCTTCTAGTAAATCTGTAGTAATAAATCTATATGATACATTCTTGCCTTTTCCACCTTGTATGTATCCTCCTGTTGGAGAAGTAGTGTATTTGTATGCACTACCATCTACATTAAATGGGCATATGCAATCGTGATCTTTAGGTATATTTGTAGTAGTCAATGCTGATAGAGCAAAGTTTAACGAAGAACCAGAGTTAGATAACAATAATACATTACCAGAAGAATTAGCTCTAAATGCTCTAGCATCATATTCTACATCCCATGTTTCCTCAGTAAGATTAGCAGCAAATAGTCTATTATCTTTAGATTCTATTACTTCAGGTATAAATGTGTAATTGGCTAATGAATTAAATTCATCAATACTTAATTCCGATACTAAGCTACCACCTTTATCTTCATAGTTTATTACAGAACCAGTGCCAATAACTATATCATCTACTATAGATATTACAGGTACTTCATTCTTTGCCTTATAGAATAAAGAGATTATTCTAAGTCTATCAAATCCAGTGCTATTGTTTCTTACTTGTAGTTTTATAGATTTACCAGTATTCTGTCCTTTAGAACTTCCTTTTACAGCATTATAATTTGTCTTTTGATCACCATCACTCAAATGATAAAGAGGAGTAAGTGGAGATATCGCAGATTCTGTACCTCTTACTTTGAACAATTGATAACAGTACTGTATCATTCCAGATTCTAAACTACCTGTTCCAAATCCATTAAATTCAAATGGCGCTAATGTAGCCTTTGGTAACATTACTATGTTATCTGAAGTAATGTTCTCATTACTTTTTATATGGCTATCGTCTACATTTATTACTTTGATTTGAGCATGTCCATCTACCCAATATACTTTTACATTATCTTCTGCTTCCCATCTACATACGCTACTAATTGCAGCAACATTACTAGATGAAACTGTTATGTCTAAAGGTCTATTGGTTACTACTTTCGTCACGATTGGTTCTTCTTGTGATCTAGAAAAATCAATTCTATAGACATTATTGTTATTTGTACCATTAATCTTAGTAAAGACAATCGCCCAATCTCTTATTGTGGTAACATGTATAATAGTTTCGCCAGACAAATTTGAAGAAGGTCTACACGCTAGGAACCCTTCTATATTTTGCATTGCTGCAAAAGAAGACCCTTCATTCGTTAATATACGAATGTTCTCAGCATAAATATACTGATTTTCTTTTAAGACAGAATAATCTACGTCCATATTCATGCCACCAGAAAATGTATTTGTTTGTCTTCTTGCATTCATAATTAATTAGCATTATATATATGTTGTCTAGAACCAGTATGACTATAAAATGTGTTATGATCAAGAAATTCTGTATGTATCTTGTTCCATGTATTTTTAATAGACTCTAATTCATCTTCATTAGGTAGCATAGCTTCTGCATATGCTTGCTTACAGTAGAAGTTCCAAGAATTACGCATATCATAATATATACGTTGATTCATTTCGCCTCTTATATACTTTTGGAATCCTATCTTTTGTGCAATGTACCAGTAAATTGCTTCCATATATGAAGCACTATCTGGGATTAATGGGTAACCATCTTCATCAGTAGGTATAGCACTGTATGATAATTTCAGATACCCACATGGTGCATTTGTCATTATATAACCGGGTTTAATACTATACTGTAAATCCCAATTAGGATTAGTGCTTGTATTACCTCTCATATAATCTAAATTAATAGTATGTTTATTAATCAGATTCCTAAGTATAGTCTTCATGTTTTTATTAGTATTTAGCATTTCTAGAGCTTCGGTTTTATCTATATTACCGTATAGATCTACAACTAGATTTACTAATACTTCATCCTTAACCCATATTTCGGGTTTCTCACAATCACAGCATTCATCACATCCCCAAGCAGCAAATGAACCTGTAGCTTTCCTCATAGGAAACCAAGGCCCATCACAATTGAAAGAATATGCAACTTGATGTAATTTATGTAGGTTACAAGGTAACTGTGCTTGATGACAGTGTATTTTGATAATTGGGGCACCTTCTACACCTGAAACAATGTGTTCAAACTGTTGTACTGCACCAATTTTTTCAATACCTTCTCCAATCCATTCACGCATGTCTGAGATCAATATTTCATCCTCTTGTAAACCTAGATCAGCAATAACTTTTGCAATGGCTACTTTTGAACTAACTAATTTCGTTATCATTTTTATATTTCCATTTATAATTATAAGCAGTTTTTCTATTCCCCTGACAACATCTTTTTATATTTACCCTTCTATTTATATTACCAAGAGACATAGCGGCATCTGTTATTGAGCTATATTCTGCAATTAAATTATCATTCAAGTCAAATTGCAGAATTTTTTTTCTAAGGGATATAATATACTTAGAATTTTTACTAGCTATAGATATTTTTTCTCTAGATTCTTTTGACCATATTCTGCTTTTATTAGATTCTGCTATGCACTTTTTTTGATCATCTTTTATAACATGCCCTGTATAAACTTCTCCAGAATGATGAGAAGCTAATTTGCATATATTATAATCTCCATCTGAATCAATGTATTTTTGTTCAATGAAAATCAAGGTATCTTTTACTTTATCACAAGTTTCTAATATCCAAAATTCGAACTTATCTTCTCCATATTTGTTAAAAGCATTTTGTAAATGTATATTCACATGCTTGTTTTTAGATAGAGCATTATAATGTTGTCTGTATCTTTTTCGTAAATTAGTAGAACTACCAATATATTTTTTATTATTCAATAGATTGACAATAGCATATACTCCAGCAACATCATCAATCTGTGTATGTCCGTTATAGTAAAATTTAAAGTTCAAGATAATCCCTTTCCTTATTTTTAATAATTTGGGCTAGCCGCCTCTTATTATCTCTAGTCATTACTAATTGATACATAGTCTTATTTGATGTAAGCATATTATGCTTATTCCAATAAAATCTATATTTATAGAAGTTTGAATGTTCATTTAAGTGATATACCATCTTACCTAGCTTCTTTGATTCAGCATAATCTATTCTAAGACTCTTTCCAGAATACTCTTTAGGCTTATGTTTAATTACACTTAATGTACCTAGTCTGCATGGTAACTTTATTTCTTTACCATTTTCTATTAGTTCATCTCTCAAGTATTTGAAGTAATCATTAATTACTCCTCTAAATGTTTTATAGTCTACTTGATATAATGGGTTATCTTCTATGTAATCACAGTAGCTAGTATAAAAATCTTTTCCAGTATATGACTTAGTTTCCATTCATTATTGTTTTACATCATTAGTACTATTATTTGTATTATCAGTAGGTACAGTTAACATTATATTTAGTTCTTTGCTAAATATTAAGTTCTTCAAAGTAGGGATCATATTAGCAGGTATAGGATATGGACTGTCATAGTCATAACAATCTGCTACTTTTGTAGGGTCTTCTAAAATGCCTTCTATTTCTACATACTCTAGAAAACCAGGTCCATTTAAATATAAATGATTATTCTTTAAGTAAGCGATATAATCATTACATGTATATTTTCTACTTGTCTGATATTTAGCTTTTGTTTCATTACCAACCTGAATCAGATTACCATGCATATCTTTAACTGCTACTAGACCAGTACCAAAATGCAGATCTATAAATTTAGGTAATTCTTTATCTGATACGTAATGAAACCCATTAGGCACCCCGCATGTACTTACTTTGGATATATGCAACGGACCTAATGTTTGTATATAGCTAGGATTAATATCTCGACCTTTATCTAAATCTTGCTTAATTAAATAGGCCCTATATTGATGAATCCACTGTTCTACCTGTATACGTGACAAATTCTCAGATTCGGAAATGTTGTTATCTCGTAAGATTAAAAATATGTCATCAATAATTGCATTTAGTGAATTAAATGTCATTTAATCTATCCTCCATTATTTTTTTAATTGTTTTACCTAGAATTTTCATTTCATCAAATGAGAAATTATTATTTCTAGCACAGTTGCAAACATAGCAGCATGGTACTACATTGTCATAAGTATGACCTTTGGAATTATCTATTCTATCGCACCCTATTTTTTCTTTACTGCCACAATATATACATTCTTTCTTTAAAATATTATTAATAAACCACTCTTTATCTAAATTGTATTCTCTGTTAGATTTCCAATCTTTTAATTTGTAGGAAGATAGCAGTTTAGATGCTCTTGTTTTTAGAAGGTAGTTTTTAGATTTGTCTTTTATTTTCCGTTTTTTCCCAAACAAAATCTCCTCAACTGTGTAATTTTTACCACGTATGTGTCTCATACGCAATCCATTATACGACATTCCGTATGCTTCTGACCATTCTCTCAATGTCTTGGTTTCTCCGTTGTATGTAAGTTTTAGTATAGATGGTTTTGTTTGAGCTAATTCCAAATCAGTTACCCATTCAAAATTATCTGGTCCAAATGGTTTATTTTTGTTTTTGCGGCACAATCTTAAACCAAGTTTATAATTATGGTGTACATCCTCATAGAAATTAGGAAATTTTCTCCACCTTTCAACAACTCCAGCTCGTCTTCCTTTTTCTGTATAGAGGATAGATCGCCAAGAATTGAAAAGATACGGATTGTTTTCTCTTAGTTCTTTGCAGCTTTCCATGAATTGTTTATAGTTATTGTAATCTTTTCTTTGTTTTTATTTGCAGTTTCTAGCAATTTAAACAATTTGTCAAACGTTTTTCTAGAATTAGAAATCCAATTTGTGTCTTTGCCATTCCATTCACCTACTCCAATGCACCCTTCACTTTCCTCAGCTTTATTTAAACTGTGAATTCTAATACCGCTAAAGTTAGGAACATTAAGAATTTCTGGTAATATTTTCTTAAATCTTGGAGAATGTGTTAATTTAACTTCATAAGTACCTTCAGGTATTGCAGTTTTACCATAAACCTTTTCTCCTTCTGGTCTTACTCTATCTTCGAGGGTATCACACAAATGTTTATCATTGACTAGTAGCTCTCCAATAGTTGCAGAGCTACCAAGAAAGATTCTATTTAATTTTAATTCCATTATGCAGCAGGTGTTTCTAATGCAGCAACTCTAGCTTCTAAACTTTCAAGATCCTCACTTAAAGTGGTTAATCTAAGGTTCAACGCTGAAATCAATTCTCTTACTTCACTATCATTATAGTTCTGAAGACTAGCAAGTTTATTTTTTTCTTGTGTAGTATAATCTTCAGTAGATAGTCCTTTACCTTCAACTTTATCTTCTTTGTTTTGTTCTAAATCCGCTATCTGTTGTTTTATCTGAGAAATGTCTTCAGTAGCTTTGTTATTAACCAAAACCCATTTAGTACCATTAAAATACTTTAAATCCCCACCATTTGGATTAGATGATAGATCTGCCCAATATTTAACAGATGCAGGATTGGGTTGAATTGTACTAGCTAGAATGTCGTATTTATTATTATAAAGTGTACTCATATTGTTTTAAAATAAAAAAGGTTGACTAAATAGCCAACCTTTGTGTTTTAGATTTCATTTTCTTTTTCCTCAGTAGGAGGATCTATATTATTTTCTTCCGGACGAACAGTAGAAATATTTTGTAAAAGTTGTTTAAGCTCTTTCACTTCAGCTCTCAATTCATCAAGTTCTTTGAAATCTTTTGTCACATTGGTTGTTATGTCCGAATTTACATTAAGTATTTTTAAGATGTCTTCACATCTCCTCATCTCCTCATCAATCTTACTCAGGCTCTCTTTTTTGATTCTACAATCATCAAGAGACTGCCTAACCATGTTAATAATCTGTGATTTTTCTGTGGCTATAGTAAGACCAATATTTGAATCGGTCATCATTGTTTTATCTTCAGATACTGACAGTTTTCTTTGTTCACCATCACACGAGATCACTAGATCCACGAGCTTACGTCTATTTTGCATAGGCATCGGAAATTGTGTCGGTGGCATTGGTTCGTCATAGGGTTTTGATACACTGACTACCGTTCCTAAACTGTACGTTGTGTTCTTTTTAAAAGTACCTGTTATCTCGAGTACGTGTATTCTGGTACCCGACGTTAACTGAGAGAATGTCATATCTTTATAAGTTTAAAGAATATGGGCAACCCTCATAGCTGCCCATATATCTTGATTAATATTTAGGCAGCTGGTGCAGCTGTAGTTGTAGGATAATGATTCATGACTTGCATTACATTATCACACTTATTATAATAAATGAAATATCTATTACCTGCTGCAATTTCAGACCCCGTTAATGGGGAGCTGTCTGCTTTTACTACTGGAATGTTTTTAGTATTAGCTGCAGGACTAACTGAACCTGTTGGAGAAATAAGAACTGGTAATTCAGCACTTGCTTCTGCAGGAGTGTGTCTAGCTTCAAATACCATTACACCTTCTCTTGGCAGTTGACACCATACTCTAGGACAAATTCCTAAAGTAGTAGCAGTATCAGTATCACTTACGCTTATTGTTGTTACTTAGCGATACCAGCATCAATACCACCACGGTCTTGTACAATAATTCTTTCGTTTTCTAACATAACTTTAATTTTATTTTAATTGATTTAAATTTACTTTTGATAATTAGAAATATCTAACAGATGTGTTACGAGTCTCTCTTGTATTACGCAAGCCACGATCACGCATTTCTCTTTCACGTTCCATACGTTCACGATCATCTTCTCTGTAACGTTTACTATCACGATCTAATTCTTCTCTATCATATCTAGAGTAAGGATATTGATAGCTTCTAGCCTCATAGTCATATCCTTTTTCTCTACCCATACGACGTTCATACTCTGGACTGTAATAACTATTACGATTACTGTGCATACGTTCATATGCTTTATAATCGTTTTCATCATCGTCACACATTAGATAAACATAATAGTGCCACATCTTACCTTCGTCAATGTCTTTGTCACATAGCCAAGCTTTTGCCAATTCTGCGAAGTGTTTGGTATTTGCGCTGCCAGTCATAGCAACGACTGCTTTGTAATAATCTGAATAGATCATATTCATGGCAACATACCAATCCCATTTGTTATGTTTTTCAGATTTTAAATTTATGCCCATTTGATTGGCAACGGACGTTGTCTCTTCAACCGTCCAATGAGGACCTTTTGTACCATCCTCATTCTCCATACCCTCTACAGCGTAGCGAGCATGTTCCTCATCAAAGTGAGGGCCATTAATAGCTTCATACATATTTGCAGCCAATTCTGACTTTAAAATAGTGAAACCTTTCTCCAATAAGCTACCCTCATGCTTCTCTAAAGCAGTAGATAATTTATCTATAGCCTCTGATGGAGATTGATGGCGTTTGATTTGTTCTAATATTTTGTTCAAATGCATAGTTTCAATTTATTTATTGATTAATACTAAATTGAAATATTTTGCAATTATTTTGATATTTTGATAACCCTTGTATCTGTTACTTGTATTAAAGGGTTTGAATTAACTATTTGATAATGAGGAATTATATCCTTCTTAAAATTTAAAGTAAATAAGCGTCTAAAGAAACCTTTTTTACGCCATACTTTCTCTTCATATATAAATAGATCTTGACGATTCTTTATATCCAGCACATGTGTGATCATGCTGTCTATTCTTTCTATTTTGATAGTTGTCAATTGATTTGGCTTTAACTCTACTGTAAAATTCCTATCCACTGGAATCTCTTGAGTTATTGTATCAGAAATAATAGTTTCTACTGATGCGACTTCCTTTAATTTCTTATCTTTTATTTTAAGTTCTTTAGATTGCTTTCTTAGTTCTTGTACTAAACTATCCTCAGAATGCTTGAAGTCATCTACAGTTAATTGTAATACTTTGTTTTGTTTTTCCATTCCTGAGAGAGCACTCTCATAGTAATGTAAATTCACAGAAGCTCTAGCTAACGCATTATCTAGATTATCTACTTTCTTATTTAATCTGTAATTATCAAAACCTAAAACTGCTATCAATAGTACAGCACCTAATTTTATGTAATGTATAAAATTCACTATTTAATCTTTTTAACCAATTTTCTTATCTTAGGTAAATCTTCTCTATCTATAGTAATATCAAGATATTTTTCACCTTTTTTACGTATAAACTTATTTAGAAGTTTCCAAGGTCCATCTGGATATAATGTAGCCAAGTTTTCTATAACAGACCATAGTTCTACTCCAGCAATAAGTCCTGCAAAGAATTCTATTAAGTGGGCATCTATAGATACTAGTATATTAGCATCTATTTGATTTGCAAACCATATAATAGCACCACACCAACCAAATTTGCGTAGGGTTTTCCATAGTCTTCTTGATTCAAACTTCTTTTGATTTTTAAACGCTATCTTACCTCCTAAATAAGCATCTACTAATATGATTAGTAGTAAGATAAATAGAACTGTCCATAAGGGTGTAAAACTACCTGCCACCCAACTAAATGCTCCTGTTATCAAGCAAGAGATAAACTTGGCTGGACCATCACTGAATAGTTCTTTAAAGTAGTTCATACTAGATACTCCTTGGGACAATAAAAAATATTGATGAATTTTATTTAACATAATAGATTGATATGAAAGGAAAACAAAAACGCTAACTAAATTTTACTTCAGTTAGCGTTTGGTATTTTTTGATATGAGAATTGATGTTATAACGTCTTTAGTTACTAAAAGTTCTCTTATATAAATTGACACTATCCTAAGTAATAGCGGTTATTAACTAACCTAATTTAATTACTGGAAGTGCTACATTGGGTTTCCTCTTTACTGCTGTATGGGGTTCACCGGCAAAAATACTTAATTGCCAAGCTGTAGTAGCATCTCCTTGTGTGGAAGACCAAAAAGCTTCAGCACCAGAAGAAGGAAAATAAGAAAAGCCAAATATATCAAATACCCAATCATGCAATTCTGACACGTACCTGTGGATTATAATAAGTTCACCAATTGATGGTAAATACCAACTAGTGCCAATCGGTACAGGAGTAAACCTATATGCATATCCAGCAGCATACTCATTCGATCCAGCAACATTATGAAAGTTATTAAACAACACTTCTGTATTTTGTCTACCATTAAGATCATCAACACCAATTCCAACATCTGGTACTAGGAAAGTATCAAAATTTTCAGGACACCACCTATAACCATTAGTTAGATTTGGTTTAGGTGGAAGTAAAAACGAACCCTGATTATCTATAATAGCAAATCCAAGAACTTGTGATATAGCAGTATTGGATAATTTTTGAAATTCAGGAAAAGTATAAAATTTCTTATCCACGTGATATACATATACTCCTTCTACTACAGGTAGATTTGGGTATACTTTGGTATTACCAAGAAATATTGCGTCTACCTTAGTTGTTCCCAACATTACATTTGTTATATCTGTACTTCCTAACTTTATCATATTAACCTGTAATTATATATAACGTTGTTGCTGATTTACTTGATAATGCATCATATGCAGATTGAGTCATAACCCTAATACTTGCTACACCAGATTCATTTTTAACAGGAGTGTAACCTAATGCACTAGTTACATTACCACTGCTTAAAGAAATAGTTCCAGAAGAATTTGTAATGTTACTTCCAGTTTTTACTCCACCCAATACAGAACCAGTTGCCGTTGGCAATGAATAATTATTAGCATTAGTGGCTATACCATTTAATTTGGTTACCATTGCAGAACTCATTAGACCGTTAGCAGATGTGGTAGCAACTGCATATGTGGTATCTTTAGCAGATATACTTAATTGTCCTGAAGTAGGAGTAAGGGTTACATTACTACCGGCTACTACATTAATTGTTTTAGCTGCAGATCCATTAAAGGTATACAAATTTGTACCTTCTGTACTTCCTCCTGCTACTTTAAATATAAATGAATTAGCAACTTTCGATGCATTTACTGCAGTACCTCCACTAGCTAACGCACCAACTTCAGATGCTGTATAGGTGGGCTTAGATGATCCAATCCAACTAGGTTTACTTGTAATTTCAGT